TAGGACAAGATGCCTCCTTAGCTTCCGCAAGAAGTAATTTAATGCAAATGACACAACAAGGTCTTGGTAGTGGTTTTGGTGGAGTAGGATTTGGTGGTGCAGCGGCAAGTGGTATACGTAGTCAATTTGGTTTAGGTGCACAACAAGCTGGTTTATCTTTAAGAGCAGATATACATGGAATGAGAAGACAGCAAGAAGAAGATTGGTGGAATACATTAGCTGGAGTAGAACAACGTAGAGGTGAAATGTTTGGAAGCAATCCAATAACGGCAAACCAACAATCATCTTCACAAATGTTTGGTGGATCAAATAATCCTTTGTCTAGTGATGTAACAACACAAGGGTTTGAGCAATCAAGTGGAGCTGCTATTCAAGGTGCTCCAGCAAATCCAAGTGAAGGACAAGCTTGGACTAATAATAACGGTGTTAATATGAAATGGGATGGAGTTGGTATGAGGTGGATGCCAGCAGAACAATATGATTATTATCAAACACGTACAGGTGCATAACAATTAAAAAGGAGTTTTAATATGGCACAATATCAAGAAGGACAATATGTTAGTCAGTTTATGAATACACTGCCTCAACAATTGTTAGCACATAGTCAATTTCAAGAAGGTCAAAGGCAATTTGATGCTTTACAGGGATTGCGTGAATCTGCTGAAGAAAGAGCTTTAGCAGCTGAAGCAAGAATGGCAGAGCAATATGAATATGGTAAAGAACAACGCTCTTTACTTAGTATGTTGATGCAAAAAGATCGTGAAATAAACTTAGAAAGATCAGAAGCTATTTCAAGAAAAAATAAAGCTTTAGAAAATATGAAATGGCATGAAAAGTTTTATACAGCTATGCCATGGACAGAAACTGAAAATGAATGGGCACAACGTGTCACTGGTTACGATCCTTGGGATGAAAGATGGAAACCTTTAGATTTACCAGAAGGTTTAGATCTTGATCCTTCATTATATCAATATGTAAATCAACTGTCTGGTTATAAAGATCCAAGGGCAACTTTAATGAACCTAACTATGGGAGGCGCAAGATGAATCCAAACGATATAATGGCATTAGTAGGAGCATATAATGATGATCCTAGAAGCTTTACTGATGAAGAAGCTGAAATGATTGCAATGGTTGCTTCCCAAACTGGTATGAAATTTAATAGGGAAAATAAAGCAATCTCTAAAGGTTTATTTAATATGGCTGATATAGGTATGTTAGGATTATTACCTAATGAATGGGAACCATATTCACGTGGTGAAAGTGTGTATGGAGAAAGCTTTAGTGAACGAGCTGCTTCAAATATAGGTTCAATTGCTGGATTACCTTTAGCGTTATTAAGTGGAGCAGGTTTAGTTCGTGGTGGTATAGCTGCGGCTAAAGGTGCTATGGGATTAGCTAGAGGTGCAAGAGGTGTTGCTGGTGGAGGTGGAGCCGCTGGTGGTGGCGGTGCTGCAGCTGCTGCTCCGTATGCACAAGCAGGTAGAAATTTATTACCAGCAGGAGAAAATTTATTACAGTTAACAGCTGGTAGACCTATGGGTTTACCACCTGCTCAACCTAGAATGCTACCACCATGGCAACCAACAATGATACCCGCCTATGCACAAAGTAGATACAATACTATTCAACGAGGTTTTCAAGATAGGTATTTTTCATAAGTTAGAAAATGGCTAACGGCTTTGAATCAGTACGAATCAAACGTCTTATTGATATGTATAGGGGAAACCCTATGTTATTTACAGACGACCAACTTGATGAGCTAGAAGAACTTGCTCAACAAGTAGAGATTCCTTTTAAAAGAATAGAAAATAACTTTGATTTAAAACGTACTACAGAAATAGCTGTAGGCGGTTTGTTTGAAGGTTTTACTACTATACCACTTGGACCTGAACCTAGAAATAGTTATGAAGCTATTGCTCATTCTATAGGTCATCTAATAGGCTTTGCACCTGCTATTACTTCTATACCTTTAAGAGGATTAGCTAAGGGTGCATCTAAGTTGGGTCTTAAAGGAGTTCAACGTGGTTTTGAAAAAGGGGCTTTTGGTGCTCAAGTAATAAATAAATATTCAGTTCCAATGTTCTTTGGAGATAGAGCTAGTAATTTAGTTAACAAAGGCGTAGCTAAAGCTGGTTTAGAAACTATGGATTTTATGAAACGTGGAGCTGATGCTAGGGGAGTATTAGACCAAGCAGTTCATTTGGGTACAGCTAGTGCAGTAAGTTCTATATGGGGAGGACCAGATGAAATACTTAATTCAATGATACATGGCTCATTAGCTGGTGGTGCATTTGGTGGGTTAGGTAATTTTACTCGTATAGGTAAAATGTTAAAAAGTAAAAATGTTGAAAATCATAAACAGGCTGAACAGCTTATTAAGGCTGGTATAGGTTCTATGATAACAGGACTTCCAACAACTTTACAAGATCATCCTATTGAAATGCAATTATATCAATATCTATTAGGAGGGTTCTTTGGTTATACCGCTAGACCTTCATATGAAAAAGAAGGTCAAAAGTTTTGGGCTGAATCAATGTCTAATGGTACTCCTGATGCTGTTTTTTATCCACATAAAAATCCTGAGTGGAAAAATATGTCTAGAAAAACTAAAGATTATATTAATGAGCAAGTAGCAGAACAAGCTCGTACAACTTTAGCTAAGACACATGCTTGGGGGGATCCTCAAGATGTTAAAACAAGTGCTGCTATTGAACAGCATTTATATGACACAGCTAAAAGTAGACACGGTAGAGAACCAACTAAAAAAGAGATTGATGCTATAGCTAAAGAACAAGCTGGAGATATAGTTTATGAAGGTATTACAGTTAATTTAGATCAATTTGAACAACCATTACCTGAGTTTGGAGAAGACCCAAGACAGGGATTTAAAGGGCAAATGCTTGTACAAATATTTCCTGATGGAACCATAGAAGCGAAGACACGTAAAGGTGATTATTGGGGTGCAAGAATGGATGAAAAAGTTCCTGTTGATATTGAAGGAAAAGATTTAGGTGTTCCAGCTGAAAATTTTGATGGAAGAAGAATAGGTACAATTAAATATATTAATATTAACGGAGATAAAAATAGAACAAGTGGATTTATTGTAGCCAACAAACCTTTTGCTGGTAAACCTAATTGGGAAACTGGAAGAATAGATGAATTTGTATCTAAGAAAGATTGGTATAAGATTGAGAGTCATTTAAACTCTAAAAATATATATATAGATGGTGGTGTTAAAGATAAAGGTATATTAAAAGTAAGTCAGTATCATACAGATATAAATCAAATATCTGTAGAGCAGATTATTGATGTCCTTGCAAGAGGTCAATTAAAATCATTACCTAATGCAGAGCAATTAAGTAGAGCTGAACAAAATTTAGAATTAAAGAAATTTAGACAAGAGATAACTGAAAGTTTTAATGATAGTCTTAAAAAAGAATTTGAATGGTTTGGTGATGCTCTTGAAACACAACAAATGAAAGACACAGTTACTGCTAACCATGAAAGACAATGGAAAAGTAATGTTCTTTGGGAAGCACAGCGTCATAATTTATATAAACAAGGTGGAGATCAACGTGGTTTTACTGAAATAGGTAGGCTAATGGAGCCAGAAATTGGTGCTAGAAATGTAGTTGATAGAAATAAGCGAGAACAGTTAATGCATACAAAAAGTATGCCTGTAAACTTTAATATTGATGGTAAGAATACATTAAATATTGCAGTATTAAATGATTGGAAACCTGATATTAAAGAACATCCTGATATGTATTATAAAGATAGTAAAGGTGTGGATAGGTGGTATGGATCTGAAACAGATGGTGCTATATATTTTAGGCATAAAGTTTTTGATGATGTTATTAATAAGTCTGGATATATAGACCCTAATACAAAAGAAGCATTTAAAGATTTAATGATAGATGCTGGTATGTTAAAACCAGTTATGGTTAGTAGATTAGGTTCAGATGTTTTATTAGTTAAATCAGCTGGTAGAAGAGCTAGTGACGCTATGAATAAATACATGGAGGCTAATGGACTTGATGTAATTGTAATGGATTCTGCTGCAAAACATAAAGGCGTAATACAAGGTAGTAATTATGATTTTGTAGATGGAGAATATAGATCAGATCCTTTAGATATAAAGCAAGTTCCTGTTAGTGATTTACGATTAGACTTAGGTGTATATGAAAATACTTCTAAATCTACAAAGCCTCAGTTAATTGTAAGGCAGTTATTTGGTAATACTAATGAAGAACAATTTCCTAAAGGATTTGTTGATTTTGTTTTCAAGGAAATATATGAGCCATTAATCAACGGTGATCCTGTAACTAATAAAACTATTGCGTCTTATTTAAAAGACCCTAAGTTGTTTTCAAGTAAAGATTTAAAAGAAATAAATGTAGACGATATATCTATAGAGAATATTCATAAAATAATACAAGGAGATAGTGAATTAGCAACTAAAGTTAGAAATCATATATTAAAAGCAGATACTGAAAGAAAAGATGCAGAGCCTGATTTAAATTTTACAGATGATGCTTTTCGTGATTATGTATATAGAAATATGCGTGTTGTTAATACAGTAGGAGCTACTTCTGCTGTAGCATATGAATTTAAACCTACTAGTAAAATGTTTATAGATGCTTATAAACGATATGTTATTGATAGATATTTAAGACCTAGGTGGAAATATTCTGGTAAAGGTTGGTTAGCACCATATGATATAGAATATATTAAAGGGGATATGAAATTACAATCTGGAGAATTCATGGCTGATAACAACCATAAGAATTTTCCAGTAAAAATAGATATAGATTTATTTAAGGAAGTTTTTCCAAAACATAAAGGAGGTGTTAATCTTGGTAATCTCGTGGCTGCGAAAGAAAGAATTCAAAATCCGAGTGTGGTTAATCAGCTCAAAAGCAGGGGAAAATACAGCAAAGTTAGCAAAGCTATTGATGATGCTTTTGATTTTATGGTTATTCGTGTACCAGCCGATTCAGCAAGCGGTGCACGGGTACTACGATTTAAGGGCTTCACTGGTAGAAAAGGTAATGCCCTTATTACTCATCCACGTGATGATGCCTATTTGGGTGGTGCAGATAAAGATTCAGATTCTGCTTTCATGTATCATGGATTTGATAAAAAGATTCTCAAAGCTTACAGAGATCTCAATTCCGAATGGGAGAAGAATGGTAGAGTGATTGATGGTAAGTCTCGTGAATTAGATTCTTTATTTGGACAAGGAGATACTGCTGCTTATGAAACTAAAGCTAGTATTTTCTCTCCATCAATGAGAAAGACAGTAGCTAAGAATGTATTTCATGGTAACCATGGCATAGGGTGGGCTATTAATAATAGATTAGCAATACAATCTTTAATTGATTCAGCTAATGCTAATAAAGGAAAGTTGAATGTACCTGTATACACTAAAGCTGGAAAATTAAAGGGTACATATTCTCTAGAATTAAAACCTAACGGTGGATATGAAATGCGTAAATTAGCTAGAGAAATGTTAAATAGATCAGCTGATGCTGGTAACTATCCTAATATGATTTCTTATGTTAAGTTCCCTCAAATGTTATTTGATTCTGCATTTACAGGAAAATTTAAACCTGAAGCTTGGTTTAAAAAGTATGCAGAAAAAGAAGGTTTTGATATACAAAGTGAAATAAAGTATTCTGATATTAAAAGTTCTGCTGCAGGTGATGTTGCAAAAATAGTTTCATCTTTTAAGCCTAATGCTAAAAGTAAAATAAAAGATGGCGTTTCTATGTCTTTTGATGAATTTCAACACATATTAAAACAACATGGAAAATCATCACATCCAGCTTTGATTTCAAAGTTAGCTAATAAAGCATATAAAGATGGAGTAGGTGACTTAGTGTTTACCAGATTGTATGATAATAATATAAAATTAGTTAATCAATTAAATCAATTATTAAATAAAGATCCATTAGCAAGAGAATTATCTGGCTTTACACAAGCTGGTTTATCTAAAAATTTAGAAGTTGCTAAAATTAAAGCTAATGAAAGTGGTAACTGGAATCAGTTAACCGAAATTTTAATGAAAGAAAATCATAAAATAGCTAGTTTTTTATCTTTAGTTAAGAAGGGTCATCAAATTGAAAAAGAAATTTTAGATGCAGGTGGAAGTAGAAGTAAGGTTATACGTAACCTAAAAATTATTACAGCAGAAGCTGATAAGATTAAACTAAAATATAAAAATGTTGATAAACGAAATGATGAAGAATCAACTAATAGTTATTTTTCTGATTTTGATGCTGAGCTTAGAGATTTAAAAGTAAATCTACAGCTAAGATTAGAAAAAGATTCAAATGCTAATATATATTTAGATTTTTTAGATCAATATATGTTAAGTCCTTTTGCTAAAGGACAGCGTTATGGTTTATTTAGTAGGATACCTTGGCAGTCATCTGTAATACCTAATAAAGCCATTAAAGATTTCTTTGGAGAATTAGATAAGGTTAGCAAACTAGCAGCATTACCTGAAAAAACTCAGACTCCACAGATAGATAAATTTATAGATTATATGCATCAGCCGTCTTCGTTTAATAAGATCAATGAGAGTTTTGCTAAAGTAGATAAAAGATTTGTAGAGTTTGAAGGAAAATCTTTAGTAGGTGGAGAGAAGTTTGAAGCATCTGTTGAAAGATTAAAGCAGCATATGTCAGAACATCCTTTCTGGAGTCAACATCCAGAGGATGCTTTTTATGAGTTTACTAGTATATTTGAAGTAGCTGGTAGAGATTTTTCAACCATAACTAGGGGTGACATAGGTAATCTTTTACGTTATTTTGAATATTACAATCCTAAAAATAAACGTAGTTGGATTGATCAAATGGTTAATGACAATTTTCCCAATACTAAAGCTCGGGACCCTATGAGAGTTCAGAGGATATTCTATTATAATAGACCTATTACTTTAGATAAAAAGACAGCTGCATATGAAGCTATAGTATTTGGTGAAATGAATGCATTTGTTAAGACTGCAGATGGACCTGTTATTAAGAAAGTAAAAAAAGTTTTATCTACACATGGTGGTATTAAAGATTGGTTAAGTAAAATGGTTTCTCAGGTAGAAAACGAAGCCACTATTGTACATGAAAAAATGGATGATGTTACGTATAAAACAATTGGAAGTCTTACTCCTAATGAAAGAGTAGAATTATTTAATAATGTAGTTGACGTAATGGAAGGGAAGATCAATAGAGAGTCGTTAAAAGATTATTTTAAAAAAGAATTTACAGTAGTAATAGATCCTAAGACAAAAAAGAAAAAAACATGGACTGGTGAGCAAATGTTTGATTCTTTAACTACTACAGTTAAAAATGATTTAGATATTTTTTCTAAAGAATATATTCACGCAACAAGAAACAATGTAAGATTGTCTGAAAATGAAGGAGAAGGTTGGAAACAATTAGATATAGATATTGCTAAAAAACCATTAGTTAAGTTGAATAAGTATATGATATGGAAGAATGGTATTTTTGATTATGACAATTTTCATAGAAAAGTTATAAAACCTGTATGGGAAGGCAAGCCTGTTCCTAAAGACTTACCTATGGAATCTATTTTACGAGCACAATATGAATATATGTTAAATAAAAAAGCAGCTTTATCTAAAGGCAGTAAAAAACAATATGCTATTAAAGATAGAAAAAACAATCCATTTAATAATATTGGTATTATAGATAGAGAATCTTATTTCCCGCATGTTTGGAGAGAAAGAATTGGTAAGAGTTTTACTAAAGCAGAGAAAGCTGAGCTTGATAAGTATTTTAATGATAAAGTACAATCAGAATATAATAAAGTATTAAGCAGTGCTAAATTATACAATGAATGGGTAAATGAAATTACTCGATCTTTACCTGCTATGAGTAAAAAACAACAAAAGAAATTAAAAGTTATTTTACAAGATTATCAAAAAACAGGTAATAAAGATGAAATTAACAAAATAATTAAGCATAATATAGGTGCTATTGTTAAATATGAGAACGATGCATTCTCACATTCTACCTTATTTGGCGAAAAACACATGTTTGACGCTACTTTTGATGTTAATTGGGAGAGACCTTTGCCTGAAATAGAAAAGACTCTTAAGGACATAGGTTTTTATTCCAGATCAAGTAATTTATTAGAAAGAGATTCTAATATGCCAGCTTATATGCGTGAATATGAAGCATTAAAAGCATATAAAGAATCAATAGTAAAATCCAGATTAAAAAATCTTGGATCATTAATGGCTAACGCTCAAATAGATGGTATGATTAAAAATAAACCATTTGGTAAATACACAAAGGATCATGCAGAATTATATCGTATGTATTTACGTGATGTATTGGGATACAGAACTACTTTTTCTGAATGGGTATTAGAAGCAATGCATAATAGCGATCCATTAAAACTGAAAAAGAATATGTACTATGGTACTAGTGATCATAATATGATTAATCAGTTAGATAGAATAGCTAATTTTTTTGGTGGTTCGTTACCTTTTAAAATACCTAGAGCTGAACAAGCTAGACATGAATACTTTTCTAGACTTATACATAAGTATGGAGCATTAGAAGCTCAGTATCAATTATTAACGTTGCTTGCTAATACTGGTACTGCTACTGGTAATTTATTTGGAGGTTCATTAAATACTATTACAAAGACTGGTTTAAGAAATTTTACTAGAGCATCTAGTTTTAAATGGTTAAAAAAGAATTTACTTTTTGATGCAGATGGAACTCCGCTGTTATATTTAAACAATGGTAAACCTGTTGAAACAAAAGCTGATTTAAAGAAGTGGTTAGTAGAAAAAGGAGTTATTGAGCAATATATAAGAAATGAATTGCAAGTAAATCCTAAAGTAAGAGCGATAAAAAATCAACGTGCAGTAAAACAATTTGCAGAAGATTTTATACAATTATTAAAACGTAATCCAAGTCCTAATAAAGAGACTATAAAAGAGCTCGCTGATAGATATAATATATGGGATGCGGTTGTAAAAACAGGTGCTTTTCCTATGCAAGCTTCTGAAGTTTGGTTACGTAATAATTCTTTTCTTTCTCATCTCTTACAACAAAGAGATGCTTTTAACGGAATGGCAGGTGAGATTGATATAAACAATCAAGCCTTTATAAATCAGGCTTTACGTGGTGTAGAAGCTACACAATTTGTATATCATAGTGTAGGTCGTTCTGCATTTATGAGAACTGCTACAGGTAAAGTATTGACAAGATTTAAAAACTTTGTACAAAACCAAATAGGTTTTCAACGTGAAGTATATAAACAAGCAAAAGTATATGGATTTAAAAAAGGTACTAAACCATACGAAGATTTTGAAAGATTATTTATTATTAATGCTATGCTTATGGCTTTAGGTGCAGCATTTTCATACAGTCTATTTGATACAGTAACTCCTCCTCCGTTTGATTGGATGAGAGAAATGGCTGAATTACTCTATGGCGATAAGAGAGAGCGTGAAAGAGCTTTTTATGGAACATATCCAAGGGCTATTGCTCCATTGCAAATAGCAACTCCTCCTATTGCACGTGTACCTCAGTCATTTGCCATGGTACTTAATGGTGACTGGGATCGATTTACAGACTATTACATATATACTCTATTCCCTTTTGGAAGAGTAGCAAGATCGTTAGATAAAACTTTTGATGAACCATACGGAACAACGTTTGGCAGAGGAATGCAGCAGTTCTTCCGTATACCAACAGATAAATTTGTTGCTAGATATGATAAGGCTCAACTAGAAAAGATGCGTAAAGAATATATAGAAAACAATCTAGATGAAATGAGCGAAGATTTAGGCAATGAATGGGATAATAAGGAGAACTAAAATGGCAAATAAAAACAATCCATTTTCATCATACTATAACTATCCAAAAGCTTGGGGTGAAGCTCCAGCAGAAGAAAGGTGGCATTCTGATCCTTCAGAGCAAGGAATGGTTCCACCTTGGATAAAAGACGCATTTGGATTTGGTACAAAAAAAGTTGCACCAAATTTAGATGAAGCAGACTGGATACGCTTTAAATATAAAGATAAAAATTATGAATTTGCAAACATCCCTCAAGTACATGAGATAATGCAAAGCGGAAAAGCACCAGATATTTTTGATAATCTTCTTAATGAGGGTTTGATAAGAAATGTTAAAGAATAAATAAAGGAGAATAACTATGGCGGGATTATTAAAATTACTAGGAAAAGCTGGTAAAGCAGCAGTTAAATCTAAACACGCTCCAGCTGTCGCAGGAACTGCAGCAGTGGGTGCGGGTGCAGGATATGTACTTACAGATGCAGGTGTTTTACAATTTGACCCTTGGGGTGATAAGCAAGAAGCTTATGAACAGAAAAAAGGTGAAGAGTTTATAAAACAAGAAGCTTATGACAGAAGTGCAGAGGAAGCTAAAGAAGCATATGACAGAAGTCAAATGGTTGAAGCTCCTCTTAATAGTTTTGGTATGGAAACACCAGAGCAACAAGAGGAAAGAATACATCAAATGCACGCTGATGGTATAATTAATCAAGAAGAGTATAAGTTTTTAATAGAAGCTATAACAAGATATTAAAAATTGTTTGAACTTTGCACTATAGTTGATTGTATTTGTGGTTTTTGTGCCTTAGATAAAGAACAAAAACTACGCTGTGGTTACGCTACAGGGGAAAATCATATTAAAAATATGAAGTCTTGTCCTAATAAGAAGATGAAAAAAAGAGCTACGATCTCTCGTAACTCTTAATTTAAAGGCTGAACATATAATCATTATCCAAAAACATACTTGTTTATTGTTTAATTTTACGTGTTAATATCCTCAGCCTTTAGTTTCACCATTTCTCTTTTATTTCTTTAATAATTATACCCGAGATTATAAATAATAACCCAATTCCCATACCTAATAGTAGTAGGGATATTCCAAGCATAAATATATTAGCTATCCAGTTAGCTATTGTAATCATATTTACTCCTGATCATATTCTTTGATTATTTCCTCAGCCACTTTCATTTCTGGGAAATTTAATTTTATTTTATCCCAAATAATTTTTGCTAACTTATCTTGATCAAAGCTAGTTGGGAAAAATCCATCTAATGTTTCAGATATTACTTGTTCTACACTACTTAATTTACGTTTCATTGGATATGGCATTCTCTTTCCTTAAAAGTATTTGTTGTAAAGATTCTTTAGCCATGTCTCTATATGCAGCACTATTAGCGTGTGTGCTGCATATATTATCAAGACAGTCTATAGCAATTTGTATTTGCTGTTTTAATTCTTCTACCTCAGTAATCTTTACCATATAGGTCGTTTCCTTTGGCTCGAAGTATTATTTCTATAGAGGCACTGATTGCTTTTGCAATGTTCTCTTTATCATCTTTCTTACACTTAACCTTACCTTCGTCATGTAAGTCTTTTAACTTGATAAGGCTTTGTGCTATTTGCATTCTATTCATATTCTTTCATCCCAAGGTATTGAATCATCATCTATGGTAGTATGTATATATATATCATGTTCATGCCAATCGCCAGTATCAGGATAGGTTTCTCCTTCTTCGCCTACTCCTACGATAAACCTATTTTCATCTTCTTCTATAAATTTTCTGAAAGCTATTACTTCGTCGTATCCATCGCCAATAGGATGATCATACCATTTCCATGCATTAGCTTTCATGTAAAAGTATGTTTCTTTTGTTTCAGTACCCCATTGTTGTACTTTACACTCAGCTGTATAATCCCATTCGTCTATAATACTTAGTGCTTTTTTCTTATCTTTTACTGGAACTCCAGCAATAATTTCAGACCTATATCCCATAGGACCTCCTTTGTTTAATTCTTAGGGTGCATAACGCCAACCATGCACCCTTGCTTATTCACTATACCACCGATCATTTACTAATAACCACAGTATAGTAAAATTATCTATTTTGTTTTATATAGTCATCAGCCATTCGAACTCTAGATAAAAGGGATAGTAATTCCTTATATCGTATAGTAACATATATTTCGCCACGATCTTCTTTTAATATCTGACCGTATATTTCTTCAGCTGGTTTCAGGTAGTCAGCTATTTTCTTTCTACCTTTCACTTGAAAGTGGAATGGTTTTCCGTCATTATAGTACATTAATTCTTCTATCTTTATTTCTACATCTACTTCTTCAGACCATCCTAATGATCTTCCGTCTGACCCCCAAGCTCTTCTAGCTTCAAAGCCAGATTCCTTTGCTATGTTAACGCATTCACGTTCTATTCTGTTCCCTTTCTGCTTAGGTGCTCTTCCTCCACTCATGGCAGCATTCTGCTTTTCATTGATAGTCCTAAGAATATCTCTAGATTAAATAGTCCAAAGGACAGATGATGATGATACCCTTCATCGTGTCCTATTCCAGCTGTTAGTAGTATTGTACCAAATAGCACTAACTTAGCTCCTTTATAGTTATTTTTAACAATATTATGATACCTAAATATAGGCATACCTAAAATTTTTAATTTCATTAATGTATTCCCTTTATGATTAAGCAAAAATGGGGGAAAGTACGGGAGGATGCTTACATGATAGACAACCATTTATTGGAGGTACTGATATAATGTACTCTCCCCCATGTTTAATTTACTTGTGTGAAGTTAAAGGTATTAAAGTCAAAGTTCAAAATCAATTTAAATGAGCTTTCATCTCTTGAACCTATCGCTGTAATCCTTCTTACATTGCTTTTATCTCTATCGCCTTCAAATGCAATAATCTTATCTGCTTTCTGTTCAATAACAGAATTACCTTTTGCACTGTGCACGTCTAGTTTATGACCTTCTTTTAATCTATAACTAGCACCTTTCGATATATGACTGATTGCTATTACTATCATATCATGTCTATTCGCTAAGGCTTTTAGTTCATTAGTTACAAAGTTTTGACGATCATATTCTCCATTAAAGTATTTAGCTGGTACTGCATCTATTGTATCTATTACTAATATTTTAGGTGCATATAGATCTATTAATTCATCATACTTACGTATATCTGGAGATTCACATAACACAGTTAAGTGATTTAATGCAGATTTTAGATCATTTTCTACACTTGTTAGTTCTTCATTGATCTTATGTTTACTGCTGGATAAGGCACATTGAAAGAATCTTCTAATGATTAACTTTCTATCTACCTCTAATGACATAAATAATGTTTTCATATCAGGGAATTGAGTTACTAAATATTGTACAAATGCTGTCTTACCTAGCTTTGTATCTCCTAATATTACGGCTAACTCTCCACCCTTAAAGAAGTAATCACTATGTATGTTCCATATGTCTTTTAAGTTAAAGGAACTAAGGTTCTTGTCTTCTATCAGATGTTCTTTATATACATCAATCATCTGATCTATGTTTAATATTTCAGATTTTAGACCATAGTTCTTTAGATTAAAATACTTGCAGCGATCATCGCAGAACTTTTCTAGTATTTCGTCTTGACATGTAAATTGATATCCATTTCTAAATGTATCAATTACACATCGCTCTATTTCTTGATCAGAGAAGTTTTCTGGATTAGTAGCTATCCATTGTCTAGCAAGTAAAATACACTGATCCTGACTAAATCCTTTCCTACGCCATATAGATACTAGCCTAAGTAAAGTTTTGTGCCTGTAGACACCATTAGCACCGTTATTTACTATGTGCTGTCCACAGGTTACATCACTATTTACAGGATACTTTGCATTTTTCATTATTTTACGTTCTTGCTCCACTTCTTTACGATCATATTTCATTGGTTTCCATATAGGAACAATTCCATTGTACTGAAGTGGTGTATTATAACTTATATCTTTACATATCGTGATAATATCATCATATGTACCATTTGTAAACAAATCCATAGGTATGTAATTCTTATATAAGTTAGACTTTTTGTTTAAAGAGAACGGTAATCTAATTAATCTCTTTGAATCGTATATTAGATCTATTTTGTTTCCAAAATCACGAACTAATGTACTTTTAACTTCTCTTGCAATATTTTTTGAGGGTTTAAATCCATATAAATCTGGTATTACTACGTGGAAACCTCTTCCACTGAACCATATTTGTATGTATTCTTCCTTTACACCTTTGCTTGTTAGACTGCCTATAAGATTATCTGTATCTTCCATTAACTGTTTTGAGTTATTGGAACCTATGTCTATATCAAAGGTTATTTTGTCTAAGGCTTGTATTCCATCAAAGCCTTTTACTGAACCATGTTTTTCTACATGATCCAGTATTTCTTCACTATATAGGAACATACTGCGATACAGTTCTTTTCCAATATTAGATTGAACTGTATCCAGTAAGTCCTTATATGGTATTATTGTATTTCTTGATGCAACGTCTCCGATTGCTGTTTCGACGTATAAGTTTCCAAAATCCATGTATTTTCTACACTCCCAGTTGGTTTTACTTTTATATCAGTAACGTCGATGTCTTCTAATTGTTTTATATCAGATTTTAACTTTCGCCAGACTCTAGAATATGTGGTAGGAGTATGAAGTACTCCATAATACAATTTACCATATTCTGGTAATTGAAGTTCCAATACATGAGTAGTTACTTCATACTTACCAATATCGAATCTATCTTTTAACCAATGTTTTATGACTTCCGAAGTAGTTATATTTCTCATAATACAAATGATTTAACATCCTCGTTATTTTGTGAACTATTATCTTCTTGAGTATCGGGTCTATAATTCTTAACCCAACCATCATTGACAGATTTCATGAACTTTTCTCTAAGTCTGTCTTCTTGACCTACTTTTCCAACTTCATTCCAATCTACCCATAATGTTTTACCGTTTTTCTTTATACCAGCAACATAAGATAAGCGTAAGAATTTCTTTCCTACCATATCTTCTATTACTTCATCTGGTAATTGATGCTCATCTGTTAGCTGACCTTCTATACCTAAAGAATCTAATAATATTTTAACTTTTAATGCTGCTCCCCAATTCTTTATGGTTCCATCATCGTTACGGTTAAAATATCCACCGATTCTCATTTGATGGTCAAAATCACGACCAATATCTAAATCGAGATATAGTGCTATATCATCTGGTCGTTTTTGCCATTCTTCTTGTATATCATATTTAACAGATACACTTTTAATTGTAGCTTCTGATATAAATACACCAGTTTTCTTTCTTGGTGCATTTGATTGTCTGCTATTACTATTTCCAAAGTCTAGCATTACTTATTCTCCTTAATTGCTTGTTCAAGTTTCTTAATCTTCTCTTCTGCTTGTTTTTCTGTAGGATTATCAGTAATAAAGGCATCTACCTGCTTTACCATGTCTGAATCCTTAAAAACACGATTATTCGCTAATCTACGCAGTTTTACATTCTGATCGACAGTTACCCTGCCTTTCTTAGGAATATCGCCATTAAACAGTGTTTCTGGCTTATAATCTAAATCTTTTATGTCTTCACCGAACCATAATTCGATTCCCCAGCCTGTTGCCATTGAAATAGCTTTTGCTAGGCATCTTCTTATGGTATTTACCACTAAAACTGAGTCTGGTTCTAAAACACATTCGTTTCTATGACCAGTTACTGCTAAATATTCGTGATGTTTAGTAAGATCTCCATTCTGATCTTGAAATTGTAATAAAACATGAACTAGAATACCTTTATCACATCTCATATATGGTAAAGTGTTTCCGTTTGCTGTTTCATATTCAACAACTTCGTATTTAGCTAGTGGATCTAATTGTTTCAATTTATCCCAAGCTACTGCCCAAGATAGGTAATCGAATTTACCTTTTTTCTCAACGTATTTTATATATTCTTCATTTCGTAATATATTATACGGATGAACATCATTTTGTTCCATAAAATGTTCCTTTTTTAGTTAATAGTTTTTGGACTATATCAGTCCTCCCTTAGTCTAGGAATTTACAAAATATACTTGAATTTATCAACACCTGTATATTAAGTAATATAGGAAGATAAGGGATTAGGCTTTTCCGTTAGTAGCCTTGAGTCTTTGACGCATTTTTCTAACATATTTTAAACGTCTATTTTTATTTTCACGTTCTATATTTTCTTTAATATTCAGCATTCTTCTGTATGCTGCTCCATTGGTTCCAATGATTCCTTTATCTAGTAGTCGTTCATAGAATTTTACTACTTCATATTTACTCCAATTATGCATATTATCTCCGAAGTTTAAAGAGGGCTTACGCCACAATCTATCGTATAAGATAGACTATAGGTTAGCTAAAGCCACTTATCTCCTATGCTTTGACCTAGGTTAGCTTAGTTTTGCAAGCCCTCTTTTTGGTTTAACCAATATTTACGCAGATGCTCCTGTAAATGTAGGATTATTAGCTATAATAGCCGCATTCTTAAAAGCATTGCGTTTATACTGGGCTGGTTTCCCGAATTGAGTGGACCAGACCCAGTCTTTATATGTTTTCTGATGATCATAGTATTCTGTAACTGCATTATATGCATGCCACAGTGTTTCACCTTCCTTCGCCCAATTATTCATTAATTGGTGGAATACAGGTGTACCTATATCTCTTTTAGTCACATTATAGAACGGATCTTTTCCAGATTGTCCTCTATGTTCTAAAAATGGTATTACACTTTCAAAATACTTTGTCGTTTGTTCGTAATTCATCTTTACATCTACCATACGATTCATTATTTCATGTGCTTGCTGCCAGTTACCTTCTGCAAACTTTAGTGCATCAGAGACTTCATCTAACCTAGATTTTACATTACTTGTATGTTTTATTGAGAATCTAAGTGGTGTTTTCCTTGATAGTGCAAAATCTAGTGTGTTTGCACATACTACTCGTATATTTGTAGGTTGCAAGAATACTGGAGTAGATCCATCGTGACTATTCATTAATAGTGCATAGCGTTCTATTACATCATCACCAACCTTGACGGTTTCTTCGTGTTTCTTTGCTAATATCCAGACCATTCTACCATCACGAACAGCACCTGCTGTTTCTAGTTTGTAGCCATTGTCTAATAGTACAGAGAAAGGACTAAAAGCGTCAACGTTTTGTAGTACTTCGTAACGCTTTGATACGTTACCTAGTACTGTTTCATTGTCTTTTAATGTAACAAAATAACCTGTTTTAATACTGTTAGTATACCAACGTCTTTCGCTGTCAGATTTGTAATATGTAGGTACTTTTGTTACTTCCCAGTCTAGATTTGCAAGTTTAATTGCTTCTTCTATCGTGGGAGGATTATCTAAGGGGATACCAAGTTTATGCCAAGGTGTTTTACCGACATAAAACATAGTATCGTCTAGCAATTGATGTGCCATATTATCTCCCTACCCAGCTTCCATCATCTGGGTCGTTATATCCTAATGTTTCTGTTTCAAATTTCTTTATTTCATCATTCATTATGTTTATATCTGCTTTCATGTTAGCTAATGTATGTTGTAGCTTTTCCATTGCAGAACTAATATATTGATTATTTACATCTAGTGCAAATTCTACTTCTGTTAAGTTTGTATGATAATCAGCTACTTTCTTTAGATTATTAATCAAATCGTTCATAATAATACCTTTTTTATAATGTTAAGATTTAGGGTTAGAACCTACTGAAGTTATTCACAACAGTAGGATTCTGTTTTACCTAACCCTTATGAGAGCACGCTACACTCAATGCATTATGATGCCTTTTAGTAGCAAGTTTGCGTATTGCAGTTTGGATACCATTGTTAGAAAGAAGGGTCTCCTATCACCATTTTGTACATGATCATAGAATTTCTTATTTCTCTGATACCATTCTGCTAATTCGCTTGTTGACATGCCCCTCAAGTCATCAAACTTCGAATGTATCGTAGGTATATACGGTCTCTTCACTGGTGGAAGATCCTTTGTTATCTCGATCAGGGTCTTTGCCCATCTCTGTTTCCTTGTCATAGCGTGTTCCTCCGTTGGTTATATGTATTTGTACATCACCAAAGTTGTGCATTGTTTCAAGTAATGCAATCACTTGTGATGTATTTACACCTGTTTCTGTTTTTATTGTTTGGTTTTGAACAGTAACCTCGAGATTGTATTTATTTCTATTGGTTATATATCCTATGCTTTTATTTGTAGCATTTTTGGCAAGTTTAAGCGTTTGATTTATCGCATAAACTATATAACCTACTGTTTTTCCAACAGTTCCAGCAACTCTGAATTTACTCATGTTACCTCTTTCCTTGATTTTATATCATTATCTACATCATATAAATCATTTGCATTAAACATTTCATATGATTTTCTCTTACCGTCTGAATATTCACTAAAGCATCTTTCACAAAAGTATACTTCTGTATATTCTGGTTCGATCATTGTAGTATGATATACGTTGGATTGTACTTCCTGTGAAGTTAGTTCACAGTCGTGTATGTTGCATTTCATAAAACCTCCTATAAATGCAAAGAAAAGGGTTTACTGAAATGTATTTTTATGTATTTTGTTTATATTACTTAGCAATTTCGCTAAGCTGCTTGTATTACTTACTACATCTTCTCCTATTAGGTCGAAGATTTCATTTCCCAACCACTCTAGTTCTTCCTTGGAAAATAGTATAGATACATGCGTTTTTTGCTGTATCTTCTCTGCCTGAGTTTTGTCTAATTGTACTTGTGTATAATTATCGCTCATTACCTGTTTCCTCCTTTTTTGAAAACATGATTTTGTGATAGTCTTCGTCAGAAATATCATCAAAGCCTAAAGCCCATCTTAATGCAGATACCCAACCTTGATAGACTTTAGTCATGTCTTTATCTTTTTGTTTAGATTCTTTATTCATATAAACAACATTACTTAAATCATTAACAAGGTCTTGGTAATAAGATAGTTTTATTACTAACATGTCTTTAGATTTAACATTTAACTTACTCATTTGTAGTCTTGAAAATAGTTTTCTATATTATATTCAATTGTATCCCAACTAACACCAAGTGATGCGTCATGACGACGATCTACTTCGTATAAAATATCCATACACTGTTCATCTGTAAGTTTTACAGGTATTTCCATTTCTGCTGCCATTTGTTTTACATCATCAATACACCATATTAATGCTATTGAATTTGTTTCATTATAACCATGTTGATAATTATATTGTGGTTTACTCATTATTTTCCCTCCATATTAATTCCATGTTATAGATATTAGCTACTTTTTTGAGAAGAATTGTTGTATAATGTCTTTTATCTGATGTCATTTCATCAACAAATCCCTCAATAAATAAGTAATCTATTGCTTCCATACATTCTTTCTTTGTTACTTTATTTAGCATATTATACTCCTTTTTTGAGTTATATAACATAGTTAAGCTACGCCCCTAGTTCAGCTATCAGAACTTTAACCGTGTGTGTTTATAGTCTAACATATAACAAGGCTCTAGATTTATTACGGCACGTACTTGTTAGTGATGCCCAGCGTTTTTACTTTTACCCATAATTTTAAAAGGATTATCCTTTGAGCACAAGTTCATCGGTGACCTAACTATATTATATAAGCTAAAAAAAAGGGAAGCGGTTTGACCCACTTCCCTTATGTTTGTTATGCTTGATCGCCTACTATCATGAATCTGTACGATCCATTAGACTTACTGGAATACACACTATCTTCTGTTGTAAGAATGCGTAGACCTTTCTTAGCAAGTTCATCTCTTGCAGAAGCTACACTCTCTTCAGTAGCGTGTGAATTTATCCACATGTTATAGATGACAGGCTGTTTATCACTGCCCTCATCAGGCAATTCAGATGCTTTCACATCAGCAAATGACACACGTTCATTCTCCCACTCATCATCTACTTTCGTAGACATTTGAAAAGTAATTGCTGGTGCAATCACACTTAAGATAGTATTGAGTTTTAACATATAGTACTCTCTTTCTTTATTTGTTATTAGTTAACTATCAAATAAAAGGGTAATTTAAAGAAACGCCTTTTTTGACAAGAAGTCATTTTTTAGGTAATAGTATAAAAAAGGGGAGAATAAATCTCCCCTTAGTGTAATCAATCTAGATGATACTTCATCTCTAGGTACTCAAAATTCTCTTGTTCACTAGAGAGATCATATAGATCAGATAATCTCTCTTCGTTATAGTAGCGTACCCGTTGAAGATAATCATAAGATTGTATATGATGTTCTTGACATTTTACATGTCCATTAACATCAGTTGTATTTGTACTTTCACATTGTTCACACAACATAGTATCTCCTTTGTTTATGATTGATCAAAAAAAAGGGTAAACTCAGTTAAGTCTACCCTTTAATTATTGTTTATTAACAGAGTGCGTCAAGATCTTTACCTTTTCTGTCAATAAATATTTCATATGCACGGTCTTCATAGTTAAAGTCTAATTCTCTATCTGCACCTGTTTCTGCAAATATACAATCTAACTCGTCACTATTTCTTGTTATCCAATCGACCCAATATTTAAAACTATCATCCATAAGTATTCTCCTGTTATATTATTGATTAACACCATAAAAAAGGGTAGCCCAACATTTGCTGAGCTACCCAGTTATGATTATACAACGAGAAATAGACAAGCTAGACCAAGTAAGAATGCAAACATACTCCCTAGGAATATGAAGTATCTTGCTGTAACTAGTGAAGATTCTAAATCTTCTATGTTACTTTGTAAATCCTTCATATTCGCAAGTTCTTTTACAAGATTAACTCTAGTGCTTTCATTGACTTCCTTTAGAAGCTCTATTTCAGCATTAAGCTCATTTATTTCAAGAATTGACTCTTTTCTAAAAGAATCAAATTCATCAGAAACTGTACCTACTTTATACCATAAAGTCATAATTACATTATCTATACCTTCAGGTACTTGATATAATCTCTTTACAAACTCTTTCTTTCTACTATCAGCTGGTAATTGGTCATATGAATGATGTCCATTTACAGCTCTAGCTGATGAATCCCACGCTTGTTTTATTGCTTTCATTACAGACATATATGCCTCCTTAGTTATTAATTACACAAAAAAAAGGGTAAGCTCTGTTGAGCCTACCCTTGTAGCATTATATTGGCAAGTCATCGGATTCTTGCATCATCCGATCATACTCACGTTCATGTACTGTCTGTTTAGCTGTATAATATACCTCTCTGGATATTTCTACACCAGACTTAACCTTATCTATAGCATTAACACCTAACGCTGTTACAGTTAAACCTAACGCTTTACTTACATTTACTATACTACGTAGTTTATTCATAATAGTGTACCTTTCTTAGTTAATTAATTACACAAATATAAGGGTAGCTAAAGCTGAGTAGTACCAGTAAGCTCTCACGTGTAGGTGTGGATTAGTATAGAAAGCTCACGCATATGTGTTGGGGGATTGAGTAGTCACAGTGATGTGATAGCTAAGAGTTACACTTACCCTCACCTGTGCACAGGGCTAAGGTCTGACTAGTAGTACACGTAGTCATACGTGTTGCACTAGTCAGGCTTAGGGGTGTGCCAGCTGTGAGTTTGGGTGGGTAATCAAGGTAGTGTGTGAACGTTACAGTGAACTCAATCTCACTGAACGTTTGAACTCAACCTAATTACAACCCACCACCGTAATTTAACGGGGGGTAGGGGTAACTCTTCTCTCCCACACACATTCTAGAAATAGTTTTACATCCACCACTCTCTACTGGAACAATTGGTATGTTTATTTGTATAATTATGCATGGGTAAACGTAGGGTATACGAAGTATTTAACATGATTACAGGTAGATGGGAAGCTCATGTTATAGACGAAGATGTATTTTTCTCTGATATGAGAAAACTCGATAATGAGCGAGAGATCCTAGATGCGGAGATCAAGATTATTAACAAAATCTTAGAACAGCAATTAAATAAAAAGACCGAATCATATAATGAGAGTAGGGATTAACACTATAGTGTATATACACTTGTGTAATTACTCTTTTCCTAGTATATTATATAAACACTTATAGAGTTACTCTATAGAGTTACTCAAGGGGAAAGGAAGAAAATGAGAATAATATTAGCAATGATTGCTGCATTATCTTTATATAATTGCACAGTAGAAGAGATCATTACACATGTAGATACAGATACCCTGTATGTTTTTCAAACAGATACAGTATATACTACCTATAATGATACTATTTATGATGTAGTGATAGATACAGTGTACGATGAACGTATACAAGACACTGTATATGTAGTAAGAATAGATACAATATATCAAATTGATACTGTTTATGTCGATAATGCTTATAATGACAGTACATTATTTGATATTTATGTAGAAACAGGTAATGTACCACCAGATTGCAGCCAAATATTGGCTGTTTGTCAAGGAACAACAGATAATATCATATATTTGCAAGAAGAAATGTGTCCATATACGATTCAAGGAGATATTGATCAAATACCAGCTGGAGATTATGTATTAAAATCATGGTATATGAATAGTATAGGGAATATGGTAAGTACTGAACTATATAATTTCAGTATAATTGGAGATATGTACGTTATTATAGATGGAGACTATATAACATTAGTATCTGGAGACTGAATGGATATATTACGAAGAAAAGTAAAGGGAATAAATAAAGTATTTAAGATTTATACCCAAGAAGAAGCTGAAAAGCTAGGTATTGCTTATATTTATTGGAAAAAAGCAAAAGAAGGAGACTATGCAGTAACAGATGATGGATTTGTAGGTCTATGTATAGGTAAAAAAATTTATACCGATAAGAATGGTCGGGTTAAGACCTTTATTAGGCTTTGTCATGGAGCAAATTGGGCTGGAAATACTAATAAGATAGAATATTTAGTCAATAAAGCTTGTGGAGTTTATTCTCAAACAAATCCAAAGTCTTGGCAAGAAAGAGAAGCAAAGAAAACACGTACCAAAAATTTAGTAAACGCTTATGTAGGGCAAGCTTTATCTTCCTCTGGTTTTGATTATGATAAACTAGGAAAGATATATAGACCAGATCAAAATTCTCCATCTGCAACTATTAAGCGAATACTGAAACAGGAGTTTATTAAAGATATGATAGAGAAAAAATTAAAAGAAGTTATGGAAGAAAAAGGTATAAACAAATCCTCGGTAGTTGACACTATGTTAGAAGCAGTAGAAATAGCACGTCAGAAACAAGACGTGACTAATATGCTGAAAGCATGTGATTATTTTATGGAGCTACTGGAAATGAAACCTTCTAAAAAGATTGTTACAGATACATTACAGTTAGATATGTCCAGCAGCATAGCAGAAGCAATAGAATCTGAAGAGAAATCTTTGCTTGTGCAGCGGAAAGAAGAAGTCAATGAAGCAAGAGAATCCGATCAGTCCTGAAGAACAATATATAGGAGTCGATCCACAAAATATTATACGAATGCAAATGGAGATTGCAATAGAAGCTTTAGCAGAAGTTGCATATGATGCTAATTTATCAAAAGAATCCATGATGAAAATAGCATATGATGCAATTAATGAATTAGAAATGATAGGAGATATGTACAGTTATGGCTACCAAGACTGAAGATATAAATAAAATTAAAGGTAAGCTGGTTAACAACCTTGTTTTATTTGGAAAAGTATGTATGCCTAATATGTTTTCATCTGCATCTCCTCAATTTCATTATGAGATAGCAAAACGCTTAATGAATGAAGAAATTAAACAAATAAATATTGTCGCCCCTCGTGGACACGCCAAATCTTCCATCGTTGGTGGAGTGTTCCCCTTGTATCACCTAATGTTCCATGAGGGGCAAAAATTAATCGTCTTAGTTTCCAGAACTCAAGACCATGCTATTAAATTATTAGGTACAATCAAAGATTGTTTAGACTTTTCAGCAAACTTTAGAGGTTTATTTGGATATTGGGGGCAGCATTCTGCTAGACAATGGTCCAAATCTGAAATAGAGCTAAAAGATGGGTCTATGATTATATGTAAAGGTACTGGTCAACAGTTACGTGGAATTAAAAAAGGAAATCAAAGACCTACATTAATTATTGTAGATGATCCAGAAGATGAAAACAATACTAAGACAGCAGAAGCAATGGAAGTAAACTTACGTTGGCTGCTGCAGAGTGCATTACCTTCCTTAGATCCGCAGAGAGGGCGTATAGCCGTCATTGGTACTCCGCAGCACCAGCGATGCATGGTAGAAACATTAAAAGAAATGAAGGGCTGGGAAAATATGTATTTTGCTCCAGACCTAGATAAAAAGATTTCATTATGGGAAGAATGGCATCCTATAGAGAAACTTCAAAAGAAAAAAGAAGAATTAGAATCTATTAATAGAGTTTCTGTATTTTATAGAGAATATTTATGTAAAATTATTGGAGATGAAGATCAATTGTTTAAACAACAGTATTTTCAATCATATGATGGTAAATTAATTCATGGAGAAGATGGAGATGCTTTTATTCAGTTTAAAGCTATTAATCACGAAGAAACAGATAAATTATTACCAGTTAACGTATTCATGGGAGTAGACCCTGCTTCATCAACTAGAAAGACAGCTGATTATAGTACAATAGTAGCTGTAGCAGTTGATAAAGAGAACAACAGGTATATTCTCCCCTACTTCCGTAAGAGGGCTACTCCTATGAAACTTGCAAATCAGATAATAGAGCATTTTAAAATACTAAAACCCTCTAAAGTTCGTATTGAATCTGTTGGTTATCAGGAAATGCTAAGAGAATATATTAGACAACGATGTGATGAAGAAAATATGTTTATAGCTGGTTTGGAAATAAAAGAAACTCCTAGGAATAGTAAATCAGCAAGATTAGAAACGATGGAACCATACTTTGCTCAAGAAAAAGTATATATGCTAGATTCGATGGATGAACTAAGAGATGAATTGCTATTATATCCTAGAGCAAAACATGATGACCTTTTGGATGGTCTATATTATGCAATGAAAAATACGTATTCACCAGTACATGAAACTGGTGATATGAAGGTAGAAAAAGAACAATATGTAAAGACTCAAAGTTTTGATTGGATGATTGCTTGAGGTTTATTTAATTTACAAGGAACAATTATGACCTCGAAAACGTATAAGATGATATTAAAATGCATTTTTCCACATGCCAGAGATACATCCAGAAGTAAGACTTACACAAGACTTATTCTCTAATTATAGTTCTGCTCGTTCAGATTGGTCTAAGCAAGCCGCTGAAGATGCAGAATTTAGAGCTGGTAAACAATGGTCTGATAAGCAAGTAAAGTCTTTACGTGCTAGAGCACAAGAACCTTTAGTTGTTAATGTAATCCATCCAGCAGTAGAGCAAGCAAAAGCTATGCTTACTGCAAACGCTCCTAAGTTTCAATCTACTGGGCGTGATAATTCCGATACAGAAGTTGGTAGAGTCTTTTCAGACCTTATGTCTTGGGTGTGGGATATATCTAATGGTAATACGGAATTAAAACAAGCTATTGATGATTATTATGTAAAAGGCATGGGTGTTATGGTAGCATACATACATCCAGATGCTGATTTTGGAAAAGGGGAAGTATATATAAAGTCAGTAGATCCTTTATCTGTATACTTTGATGCAGATTCTCAAGATCCCTTCTGTCGGGATGCTAGTAATATTATTATTGCAAAACGAATGACAGAAAAAGAATTAATTGAAATATATCCAGAATTTGAAGAAAATATCAGAGCATCAGCTCAAACAAGCCATATAAACGAAGAAAGTGAAAATCGTTTTGGGCTTATGAAAGAAGATGTGCTGCCAAAACCTCGTAAAGGTGAAATGCTTGATATTGATCTTGAAAGAGAACTGGAAATATTTGAAAGATATACAAAGGTAAAGATTCCTTATTATAGAGTATTTGATCCTTTGTCAAACGATGAAAAGCTTTTAACAGATCCTCAATACGCAGAATACAGAGAAGAGCCAGCGGTTATATTAACTGTTTCTGGCGGAGAGCAGCAGATATTTACTGACCAGATGAATGTTTCCAAGTTTATGGCGATTCATGATGAAGTTGGAAAAGTTTATCACTTGGAGCTTGACCCCATGACAGGGCAACCCATTCCAGTGGCTGGTAGGGAGAATGAAAATTCTATACCGAACAGTTATACTGCTATAGATCCCATCAATAAAGGCGAACTTATTGACAATGAAAAAATCATGGTTAATAAAGTTATGGTCACCAACATAAAGCAATGTATCTCAGTTGGAGATGAATATCTGTATTCTGTTGTATTGCCGATAGAAGATTATCCTGTTGTTCCAATAATGAACAATCACCATAGGAATCCATATCCAATTAGTGATGTTAGAACAGTTCGTGGTTTACAAGAGTATATTAATAAACTACGATCACTAATTGTAGCTCATGCAAGTAGTTCTACCAATGTAAAACTACTTATTCCTCGTGGTTCAATGAACAAAAAGCAATTGGAAGAAGAATGGGGTCGTGCAGGTACGGCTGTAATTGAATTTGACCCAGAGCTTGGACAACCAATTGTTGCGGGACCAGTACCACTACCAAATGAACTATATAAAAACGAAGCAGATGCTAAAGCTGATATAGAAAGAATATTAGGAATTTATACATTTATGCAAGGCGATGTTGGTTCTGCCCCGCAAACATTTAAAGGAACTGTTGCTCTTGACGAATACGGTCAAAGACGCATCAAGTCCAAAAAAGATGATATTGAATATTCAGTAAATCAACTAGCAAGAGCTGTTGTTGGTTTAATGCAATATGTATATACATCAGAAAAAGTAATTAGGTTAATGCAACCAAACAATAAACCTAAAGAAGTAAGAATTAATCAAAATATTTACGATGAGATAAGTGGTCATCTAATGGAAAAATTAAATGATATATCTGTAGGTAAATATGATATTATCATTGTTTCTGGCTCAACTCTTCCATCGAATAGATGGGCTAGGTTTGAATACTATATGCAGCTCTACCAGAGTGGTCTGATTGATCAAATTGAAGTTTTAAAACAAACGGATGTTGCTGATATGGAAGGCGTACTCGAAAGAGCTGGTCAAATGCAAAAACTCATGCAGCAGGTTCAGCAGCAGGAAGATCAGATTAAAAAACTAAAAGGCGATCTGCAAACTGCACAGCGTGAATCTGTCCATGATAGAAAAAGAGTTGAAGTTAAGGAATTTGAAAAGAAACTGGCTAAAGCAGAAGCAAAGGCTGAAATGGCTACACAGCTGTACAAGTCAAGAGCATCTGATGAACTTGCTAAGCTTAAAGAAGAAGTTAAGGAAGTAACAAAGTCAGTGGATAAACAAGTAGGCTTAAAAGAATAACAGCGGATGCTGGGAGAATACCAATTCGCAAGGAGTAAATAATGGCTGAAACACAAGAAGCAAGAATAGAAGTTGATCAAACACCGTATGGCTATGAGGTGGAAAAAGCTACGATCCCATTAATGGATGTAGAAACACCTGCAGGTGATCCAATGAAACCAGAAGGTTTTGATGTGGATGTTAGTCAACCAATGATCAATGAAACGCCTGTCTCAGGACAAGAACAGGCTGAGAGCTCAGAAAGTCCTGAACAAGCACCTGCAAAAGAAGACTCGAGTAGGTTTGAATATTGGCAAAGTCAGGCAGACAAGGTGAGGAGCGAACTATCGAATGCACAGCAAGAACTTGATTATTATAGAAGTTTAGCACAGCAGCAACAGTCAACGGTCTCCAATGGAAACCCTCAAGGACAACCCCAACAACAAATGGGAGTTCAGGAGAATTCATTGCAGCCACCCGTCAAACCAGCAAAACCAGTCAACTACAACGAGGTCGATGCGTATAACGATCCTGAGAGTACATCTTTCAAATATCGTTTAGAGAAAGAAAGATATCAAGACGATTATATGGGCTTTCTTGAACAAAAAGATGAAGTTAGAGAAAGGCAAATGCGTGCTCAATATGAGCAAGCGTATGCTGAACAGCAAACTAATCTGGTAAAAAACAGTGCTATGTCTCATGCAATGAATGGATATGGCTTTGATCAGACAAAAGCTGGAGACTTTGTTAATTGGGCAAGTAACCCAAACAATGTAACCGTTGATCATCTTATCAAACTCTATATGATGAAAGATGCACCCGATGCACGGGTAGAGCAAAAGAAACAAGAAATGAAAAAATCGCAAGAGGTTCTTGCAATGCCAAGATCAGCAGCAGTTGAAACTGGTACTGCAGAGTCTCCACAAAGTGATGAAGACATTTTTAATCAAGCTTTACTCTTAGGTAACAAAAGATAGAAGGAGTAAATCATGGCTGCAACTGAAAAGTTATTAAAAGCCTCTGGTGTACTTTACGATGATCGACGAAATTTTTACGTTAGTCCTCAAGTTGTTAAAGAACTTTGGACTGACGTAGCTCCGTTTACTACGGTAATTTCGAATAGAGAGCAACGGAAAGTGCCCGACCCCATTTTTAAGATGTTTGAACATCGTAATCCATGGCATAAACAGTATTTCCTTTGTAATAGTGATACTGATAATTTGGATTCTGACAATTCAACTAATACCACCGTTACTGTAGATGGTGCGTCTAACTGTAGTATTGATGACAGTTTAGAAGGCATGATCTGTGAAGTGTGGACAACAAGTTATGGTAGTAAAAAAGCTATTGTAAGAGTTGATTCTGTAACAAGTTCAACTGTTATTGTTGTTAATACATTATGGACAAGTACTGGTAGTGATATAGCATTAGCTGATAATGATATTTTTGAAATTATTGGTAATGCACAAGGTGAAGGTACAGAATCTCCAGAAGCTTGGGCTGATGAACTAGATGTTGTTTGGAATTCTTGTCAGATTTTCAAAACACCATTACAGGTTACTGGCTCATTGCTTGCTGCATCTCTCCGTGGCGAATCTTCCGAATTAGCACGTTTACGTGCACAGAAAGCTCAAGAGCATAAAATGCAAAAAGAAAAAGCTTTCTTATTCGGTAAGAGAGTTGGTGGAACAGGTCTTGAACTTCAAGGCGGTGACTCCAGTTCTGAATCATTTGCTGATGGCGGTGTAGCTGATAAAAATGGTAATTTAGTTAGAACGACTTACGGCATTGTGTCCGCTATAGAAGTCTATGGCGATTCAAGTGGTGACGATCAAAGTCAATTTACCATTACTGAAGCTAGTTATTCATATGGCAATTTTGTAGACGATATGGAAAAAGTATTCCAGTATGTACCAGAATCTGGCGTTAAGCGAGCTTTCTGTGGTGCTGGAGCACTTAGCTATTGGTCTAAAATGGCTGGATCTAGCGGAATGGCTGGAAATTCTGGTTGGACAGTAAGTCTTGGTGATATGAAACGTGATTCACTTGGTTTTAATTACAGACTTCTTGAGACGCCTCATGGAGTATTGCAATTAATTCCTTGCCCTGCATTACGTGGAACTGCGTATGGTAAGAAAATGCTTGTCGTTAGTGATGAGAATTTATTTCATGCTCAATATCGCTCACCAATGTATCAGACTAATATTAAAACTAATAACGCCTTTGACGGTGTTAAGGATCAATATTTTTCTGATGAAGGTGTTGGTATACAGTTGATTGAAAGTCACAAATTGTTTTCAATTAGTTAAGGGGGTTTATTATGGCTAGACCTTATCTAGGTGGATCAAGTGCGGGCATAAAATCAGTAACCGCTGATGCTTCATTATCTCCTGCTGATTCTGGAAAAACAATCCTTATGGCAGCAAACGGTATCGATATAACTTTACCGTCAGCCGCAAAAGGTTTGGAATTTCAGATTATTCAGTCAGCTGATTATGATACAGCAGTTTGTACAATAGTACAGGCTGCCGCTTCTGAGGATTTTTATGGAGCCGTTTACGGTTCTACTCAAGGCGAAAGTGCTGGAACTGATGCTGATGTAGGAGCTTCTGCTAATACAAAAATAACCTTTTCATCTGCTTCTTTAAAAGGAGATAGAGTTAGATTAGTTTCTGACGGAACAGGTTGGTATGTAGAAGCGTTTGCTCAAAATTATGCTGGCATAACTTTTGACAACTAAACAGCTTAACTCGAGGGGGGAGTAACATCTCCCCTCGAACTGAGGAACTATGACACAGAAACAGTTAATAGAAACAGTACAGCAACATCACCCAGAGCTGGGGGAAACACAAATACGTATATTTTTAAATAAAGCTTTGGATGAGTTTTGTAGAAAAACAAGAATTTTAACAACAGCATATCAATTTACCACAACAGCAGATCAACGATATTATGCTCTTGATGATGCAATATTGGAAGTCTTATCTGTTGATTTTGATGGATATGATATCTATAGATTATCTGGTAGACCAGAAGTAAGAGATTTAACATAATGGCATATAATAGAACAAAAGATGAAGTCTATTGGTTGGAACGTGATGGAATTGCAATAGCAAAACATAATGTAACTGGAAATAGTCCAGCATCAGAATATACAGGACCAGAGGGCAGTAAAACTGTAACTATATTTGCAGTAAAAAATGACGAAAATTTTGTAGCTAGTGGTACTGGAATAACAATGACTGAATCTCCTGCAATACCTGATGAGTTTCATGATGCTTTAGCTCAATATGCTATTATGAAAGGTTATGAAACAAAACCAGAAGCAATACAAATGGCTGGTTACTTTAGACAGCAATGGGAAATGTGTATACGAGAAGGTAAAAAATATGCAAATACAGGCAGAGATGGATCTTCGATGAATATAAAAGGATATGATTACTAATGAATGAAATTAGTGCACATACTTCTATGTCTGATTTTGCTGAAGCTATTGATACTAGCAATTTATCTTGGGATCAAGCTATTGCAAGTTGGGAAGATATTATAATGGATTTTAAAGTACCACATACTTTTACGGAGGTTACAATTTCATAATGGCAGATTTTAAAACACAAGTAGAAGATTTAATTGGTAGCGTAGGAGATGATGCTCTTATTACTCAATCGCTTATAGATATAGGTGGAGAAATAATAGCAGCACTTCCAGATAATAAATTATTACCATCTGCTTCAGCTGTAGCTGTTTCAAGTAGTGGTTTATCTGTATCAGATAGAAGAGTATTAGCAGTAGATAAAGACGATCTTCCAGTTAAATATATTTCAGCTAATCAAAAAGCAAGATACAATGATACTAATTCTATTTATGCTGCTACAGATACAAATCCAGTTTACTATATTGAAAATGAAACATTATTTTTAATTGGAGCAGCAGGAAGCGGTGAAACGTCAGGTATATTACATTATGTTCCAAAACTTCCAACACATAACGGTACAAATAAAATATCAAATGCAAATGATGCAGTAGCTAATTTTCCTTTAGAGGCGGAATATTTACTTGTACTTGGTAGTGCAGTTAGGTGCTTACAAAGATTAATGGCTGATAAATCTTCTAATTTATATGATTTAGTTACGTCAATTTCTGGTCTTGAAATACCAGCAGCACCAAGTTTTACAACACCAGATATAGCTTCTACTACTATACAAAATTTAGGAGTTCCTCCTATTTACAATCAAGATGATGTTAAAGCTTTAATAGATGGAAACAAACCAGCTTCTAGTTATGATGCTCATGATTTATTATCTTCAGAAGATTTAGAATTATTACAAGGAAATTTAAGTATAGTTCAAGTTGAGATACAAAAATCCTTAAATAGGTTCAATGAAGAAAATGTTGAGTATCAAGGTAAATTACAAGAAGCTATACAACAAGCTCAGCTTAGTTCAAGAGAAGCAGAACAAGAAGCAAATTTAAAGCTACAAAAAGAACAACAAGAATATGCTTCTCAATTACAAAAATTTCAATCTGAACTTTCTGAATATCAAGCAAAGGTATCAAAAGAAGTTCAAGAATACAGTCAAAACCTTAGCCAGTATCAAGCAGACTATCAATGGAAGCAAGGACAATATGCTCAATTAAAAGCTGAATATACTCAAGGTTTGCAATTATTAATTGGGAGATAATTATGGCAGCAAATAAAGCAGTAGTAAATATGTCAGCATCGGTTTTACCAGATGATGTAAAAGTATCTGTAAGCGGTAGGATAGTGTATGATTTAAATGATATGGCAGGAGATGATTCAAAATGGATTTCTTATGCTCAAGATATTGATACTTCTAGTGAGGCATTAATAGTAGCTGATATAGGCTATTTACAAAGTTCTGCTGGAAGCACATCTCCTACAAGAACTCATGCAAGTGATAATGTAGAATTTATTGTAGTAAAACATTCTGGTTATAGATCAGATGGGATTACAGCTTCAACAGATAATTTATTTTTAAACTTTACACACGGGGTTGCTGCAGATAATGCAACTGGTAATTTAGTATTAGAACCTAATGATGTATGGTGGGGAAGATTTGCAGGTACAGTAGATACAGCTGATATTACAGCAGAAGCAGCCGCAAACGATATAAAGGTTTTAATATACGCTGTGTTAGACGACGTAGCATAATTTTTAATAAGGAGAAATAAAATGAGTATGCGTAAATATTCATCTAGCGAAATTGATAATCTAAAATTTGGACAAGCTGGTTCTATCTTTATAGATGGAACTAATGCGTCTAGTCCTCCTTCAGGAAATGTATTTGTTGCTATTACTTTCTTAGCAAACAGTACTTTTGATTCTAGTGGTGGATTGGTAGCTGAAGATGCAAACCAATATCCAAATACACAAGCAGCAGCACATGATGAATCAGATGGTTCAGAAAGTGCTACTCAAGGGTCTGGTGGTTTACAAATAGATGTAAACAATACTTTTCCAAGTGGAGTAACAATTTATGGTAGATGGACCGAAATAGATTTAGCATCTGGTATGGTTATTGCTTATATCGGTTAAAAAATAAAAAGGTTTTAAGATGGCAAGTTTAACAGGACAATCCATTGCTAGTTCATATGAACAAATATTACATGTTGATAACGATGGTGGTGGAAACAGTACTACTCATGTATCTGTAAAAGACGGAGATAATGGAACAACGTTTGGTTTCACTATTGCTAGTGATGCTTTAATGATGACCAGTACCAATCGTTTAGAATTTGGTAGTACTGCAAATTATATATATCAAGTAGGGTCAAATGTTTTAGGTTTAGTAGCTGGTTCAGAGATTGATTTAACAGCAACCACTATAGACATAAACGGTGCTGTTGCAATGGATGGTGCAATGACTGGTGGTACAAATATTACTATTTCTGGGGAATTAGATGCAGCAACTCTTGATATAAGTGGTAATGCAGACATTGATGGAACACTAGAAGCAGATGCTTATACTGTAGATGGTACTGCTTTATCAACATATATCAGAGATACTGTTGGCGAAAATATGATTAGCAGTAATACTGAAAGCGGTATTACAGTAACTTATGATACTTCAAATGATAATATAGATTTTTCTATAGATGCTGCTCAAACAGGTATTACTTCATTGTTGGCAACTGATATAAAAATTGGTGAAGATGATCAAACAAAAATAGATTTTGAAACAGCAGATGAAATACATTTTTATGCAGCAAACGTAGAACAAGTATATGTAGCTGACAATATTTTTGGACCTCAATCTGATAGTGATGTTGATTTAGGAAGTACAGGGGTACGGTGGAAAGATGCTTTTGTAGATTCATTAACAGTAACCTCAAATATAGATATTGATGGTGTTAGTAATCTTGACAATACTGATATAGATGGAACTTTAGTTGTAGATGGTTCTAATATATCTTTGGACTCTACATCTACATTAAATATTGATAATTCAAATACCTCGAATGGTATTACTATAGGAACAGCAACAAGCGGAGTTCCTATATCTATTGGACATAGTACATCCGAAACTACAATAAACGATAATCTTGTTGTGACAGGCGATCTTACTGTAAATGGAACAAATTTTATAGTCAACAGTACGACAATGCAAGTTGACGATAAATTAATTGAAATTGCACATTCGCCAAGTGGATCAGAAGGTAATGATTCAGCGGTAGATGGTGGAGGTATTATATTAAAGTCTAGCGATAGTGATAAATCTATCTTATGGGAAAACGATGATGATTCTTGGCATTTCAATCAAGGAATAGTGGTTGGTGTAAATGATACAGGATATGATGTCAAATACTTTGGTGCTAGTTCTGGTAAATATATGTTATGGGATGAAAGTGCTGATGAATTAGCATTAGTAGGAGCTAGTACAAAACTTTCTTTTTATGATGCTGCAGGTGGAGAAAATATCCTTGCACCATCAGATGGACATTTAGAAATAAACGCTGGAACAACATTAGATATAACTGCTCCTACTGTTGATTTAAACTCTGCAACAGAATTTAACATAGACACTGCAGCTTATGATTTAAATGCAAGCGGTGCTATAGCAATGGATGGTACTACTATTTCTCTTAACGGTACAGATGATGGCTTATTTAAAGTTACTGGATCAGGTAAAAATATTCAAGTATGGGCAACAGGTGGAGGTGGACAAAAAGTTCAACTTATTTCAGCTGGAACTGGTGCTGATTCTATTGAATTAGAAGCTCAAGAAGGTGGAGTAACAGTTGGATTAGGTGGTGGAGCTGGAGATGATTTTATTGTTAATTCTACCACATTAGTTGTAGAAAGTGATAATAGTCGTGTGGGTATAGGAACCGCAACTCCAAGTGCTCTTCTCGATGTAAACGGAATTGCTCATATAGGTTCAAGCAATGCATTAGAAGTTTCAGCTGCTGGTGTATTAACAGTTAATAATACAACAGATGCTACTAATTCAACTTCAGGTTCTGTTATAATAGATGGTGGAGTTGGTGTAGCAAAAAAATTATATGTTGGTACTGATCTAGACGTTGATGGTACAGCCAATCTTGATAACGTGGATATTGATGGCGATGTAGACATAAGCGGAAGCATTACAAATGCGGCTTGGACAGGCGATGTAATTGCAAGTGCTTATTTAGATGCTGATACTGCTCATCTTTCAGGTTCGCAAACATTCTCAGGTGCAAAAACATTTAGTGATAGTATTGTAGTGGCTAATACTTCTGCTGATTTACAAGCTACTTTTGGTGCAAATAATGAAGTATTAGATGATACATATATACGAATTATTGGTCGTAATTCAGCGAACTCTTCGGGATATAATTTTGATATAGGAATGGATGCAGATGTACCAAAGGGTTACTTATCATTTGGAGGAACAACCGCTTTATCTTTTGATACATCAGGTAACTCTACATTTGCTTCTAATATTATTATGGCAGACGATACCTCTATAGGTATTAGTGATAGTGATGAAAGAATAGAATTTGATGCTTCTGGAGATATATCAGTATTAGGAGCAAATTTTGGTATAGGTACATCAAGTCCAGTAGTAGGTCTGGATATTCATGCTGATACGACAGAAACTGTGGCGGTATTTGGTCAAGCAGATGACGGAAATGCTTATATATCTACAAGGGTAGGTGAAGTACAAAATAGAGTTTCAGGCTATCTTTTTCAGGTTGGAAGTGCCGCATTAGCTGGGTATGGTTCAGCTAATACAACTGCGTATATTTCATCTGCGGTTGTAAATGATGGTGGAACTCTAAAAGGTAATTTAAAATTACATACAAACTCTGGAGATAGTTTAGCCGCGGCTATGACTATTGATGAAGATGGTAATGTAGGTATAGGTGAATCTTCACCAGATACGACTTTACATATTGCACATCCTACTACCACTATTGATTATTATGAGAATAAAGGGTTACTTATATCAGAAAGTGGCAGTGCAGATGGGATTGTAGCTTGGTCAAGAACAGACTCAGAATGTTATATTGGAATGAATAAAGACCTATCAAGTGGTACAGGCTATTTAGGTCTTGGTATGAATTTAGATTCTAATTCTAATAAAAAAGTAGGTATATGGATTAGAGAAAGTGGTAATGTAGGGATTTTAACAGCAAGTCCAGCTTATGCTCTTGATATTTTAAACTCAACCACACCTCAGTTAAACATTAGTAATACAGCTTCTGATAATACTGCAAAATATTCTCAAGTTACTTGTTCACATTATCATAATAGTGAAGAACCAGTAACAATGATAGAGGGAAGGTCTGATGGTTCTAATAATTATGTAAGATTAGGTGGTGGAAGGTCAGAAGGTAATTCGGCAAATTTTATTGAATTTTATGCTGGTGCTAATGATGCTACAACTGCTGGTTCTATGATACTTAAATTGGGAGCTGATTCAAGAGTATATCCTTCAACTGGTTCTGGTACAGCAAATACAGTGTTTGGGTACCAAGCTGGTAATTTATTAGCAAGTGGAGATAATTATAATGTATTTATAGGGCATCAAGTAGCAGACGCTGATATGACAAACGCCACATCTAATGTAGGTATTGGGTATGTATCTTTAAGTGCGTTAACTACTGGTGACGACAATGTAGCTATCGGTCACGGAGCAATGAATAATACTACAACAAGTGGTAAGAATATAGCTATCGGTAGAGATGCGGCTGCCAATCTTGCGGCTGGTACAGATGGATGTGTAGCAATAGGATATCAAGCATTAGATGCCGCTGTAGATGGTG